AATTGACTATCTTACTAGTCATATCTGCATTACTAGCATTTCTTGGAACATCTACAGCTGCCACAATAGAAGTTATTGATGAACCTCTATTACTAATTGTTATTTTATCTGGATCAATTCCACCATCAGCTGTAAGATCACTAGCACCACCACCAAAAGTAATTACTGGATTTGTAGCACCAGAATTAGATGTAAATGTTATAGATGGTAATGCAATATACCCAGAACCTGGGTTAATTACTTCTACACCTGGAGGATTCATGGCCATAGTATTTAATTGACCACCTGTAAAGTTTAATTGTATATTTACTATTTGACCTCTGATAACATCTATGCTTGGTGTAAAGAATGAAGCGAAGGCCTCTACTAATACTGGTACATCTTCTATACCTATTACACCCGGTACTCTAAATGGCATTGCACTAAATAATTGTCTTGAAATACCATCAATAGTTGGTAATGTTTTTCTAAAAGGTGATGTTGTTCTTTGAGTGGCTGGATTACCATTATTAACAAGAGCTAATAATATTAATATCTCTCCAAAGAATTTAAACCCTGCAGGGTGAACTAATTTTTTAAATGCATCTTTCCAATTATCTAATTGTACACCACCCTTCACAACATAAGAAAACTTTTGAAATTTATTACCATCATGCAATTTAATATTATTTGATACAAAACCTTTATTATCTAAATATTGTCCACCTAATACTAGATTACTATTTTCTTCCCAATTACCTGATGATGGTATTAAAGTTTTATCTATTGGAAATTCTATTTCTATTTCTTCATTAAATACGATTCTAAAAAATGTTTTTAGTGAATCCTCAGAGCCTCTGAGTTTATAGAAATCTATGATTTGTTTATATAATGTTCTTTTCTCAGTTGTTGCATTTCTAGGTAATATTGGTGCAATCTCTTTCTGGATTTTATCTAAATAGATTTCATCATTTCTATCAATATCAATATTTCTTTCTATTTCGTTTAATACATAAGATGGTCCTGGACCAACATGAGTGGTGACCACTGTAGTAAGAGTTGCTGTTTTTCCATTTAAATCTATTGTTCCACCACTTGGATTATTAGGATGTGCTGCAACAGTAAATGGATTTGCAGTCGTACTTTTAACTCTAAAAGTTTTACCTCTTGCTACAGTACTTTTCTCTAATGTAGCTGGTAAATTATTTCCATTGACAATAGAAACGTTTGCATTGTTACCTGTAAAAATAATTGGATGTGTTACGGTTTGATTTAATACGACATTCTGACCATTTACTAATATTGTTTCTTCATAAGCAATAGTCATTGATGATGTAGAACCTGACTGAAAGAACTGATTATTTTTTAAATCTGGATCCTCTATTCTAAAGGTCGCATCATTCTCAGTTATTAAATCAGTAAATGTTTTTGTTTCAGTAAAATTAAATTGATCGATATTAAGAAATTTATAATAAGCTTGTAATAATTCTTGAAGCTTAGTTTTATCTCTTAATACTTCCTCAGGTAATAATTGATTAATTCGTATATCTTCTTTAGTATCTTTAAGAGTACTTTTAGATAAACTTACATTACCTGAACCATAACTATTTGGCATTATTTAATCCTACTATTTGTTGTATAGTCAATTGTTCCAGATGTTCCTGAAACTGCTACTGTATCAACCTCAATTACTGATGTCAATCTACTTACATCTATTTTCATAATTTGATTTCTAACTGGTGCTAAGTCTAATGTGTTTGGAACTACAGTCACACGTATTTGTGCAGCTGTGCTAGGTACGAAATCTCTTAAAATAACTTGACCTGTTCCGACATTCAATTCACCAGCATTAGATATAACTGTAATATTTTCACCATTGACTATTTTATAAACAATTACCTGTCTATTACTAGAACCAGAGATAGGTGTATCACCAAAGAATACATCTGTGTTTGGATCTGTGTTTAGTCTAAATGCTGAACTTGATAAAATAAATTTATTTGATTCACCAAGATTTAAAAATGGTTCTACAAAATTAAGTGTAAAGTTATTATTTGCTTTTGTTGCTTTAAGTAAATGACCTGTTGCAGAACCTAAAGCTCCAATATTAATTGGATTACCATTTAATGTTTCAGATAATTTAAGTGTATTTGCAGATGTATCTTTATCTCTTACAAAATAATCTCTGCCATCCACTAAATTACCAATTGCTGTACCCGTTGGTACGACATATGTGATCTTATCTCCATCAGCAAAATTAGCTAATTCTGATTTAGTTAATGTAATTGTATTATTTCCTAAATCAACTACTGAACCGCTACTTCCATCAAACGAAATAGATGCTGATATGTTCGGTATAATATTCTGGAACATTCTTGGTCTAACATTAGCACTTGTAATACTTGGTTCTGAATTTACAATCTGACCTAATATTTCTGAATGTCTAAAGACACCATCAAACTTATTGAGATAGTTAAAGTCATAATCTTCTATAATATCAGATACTACAGTTTGAACTTCTGCTGATGTTCTATCTGTGAGGTTTGGATTATATTTTAGGAATACATCAAGTTCTAATAGTGTTTCTTCTAAGTCAACAATCTCTGGTACAACTGAAACGACATTCTTTCCTTTTAGTAAAGATAAGACCTGTGTCTTTTCAGCACTTGTTAATAGATTACCAGATAATGGTTTAATAGAAATATAAGCACTACCAAAATCTACTGGAACATTATCTTCTCCACCCCATGTAGATATTGCTTTGATATTTGCAAAATTATCTTTAATGATAGTTGCATAATCATCTGCTGTCACAGCTCTACCTTGAGTTGCAAAAGCTAATGGAGCATTAAATCTAATAGATTCATTTGTTTCTCTTTCTGTACCACCTGCGCTAGCAGAAATAGTGGTTGTTACAACTGAACCACCCGTTGCTGTATTTGGATAAGTATTTGTACCATCAGATAAAGTATCTTGTAAAGCATTATTAGCAAAGGTCGCATTATTTGAATCTGGTCCTTGTGTTGTTACATAGTCTAAAGTAACAATATTATTATTTGATGGTTTGAATCCATTGACTCCATCACCAAAATATATTTCATAGAATCCAGATGTGTTTTCTTGAATATAATAAACCTTTGTAGTTGCATCTACATCTTTGAGTGATTCGAATTGAGTATATAAATCAAACACTTCACTATTTTCGTTTTGCTGAACTCTTACTCTGAGTGTAGATGTATCTGCATTAGTATCTGATAATTGAAACTTCTGACTTTCAATATCATTATCTACTCTATATTTTAAAGTTCTTAATTCACCTTCTACTAATTGTAATGCTGAAAATGTATATTTTGAATTTTCTAATGTAGCATCTGTCGCATCTTTTAATACATAGTTAAATGTTTCACCTTGAACATTTGTTTGGAATTTAGTACCTCTAGGTAATGTTAAGATACCAGCGGCCGTACCTATTTGGTCTGAACCTGGAGTGACAACTAAACTCACATTGGCTCGTGGTGCTAATATTGATCTTGGCACATAACCTAATTGTTTTGCTCTTGCTACTATATTACCTCTAATCTGAGCTGAATCAAGGAACGCTTCATTTAATGAATAGTGTGCATTGACTGCATTATAGTGAGTATTATATGCTAATACATCTAAGAGTGTATTTAAACCAGAACCCTCAAAATCGTAATCAGTAAATTCTGATTGTGACTTTAAAAAATTTTTTAAATTGTTTTTGATCTGGTCAAAATCTAATTCGGTGACGTTGAGTTTATTTGTAGTTGCCATTATCTTAACCTTCTTAATCTGATGTCTATTGTTTCTTCAACATCATTTTCTTTTATTAAATATTTTATGTTTGTTCTATATGCATCATCAGCACGTGAATATACTACTGCAACTCCTAATACTTGAACTCTAGGTTCGTGATCTACTATTGCTTTTCTAATATAATCTTGTAATACTATTTCTGTCAAACCATCAGCTGGTTCAAATAATAAAGCCTTTAAGTTTGCACCTAAGTCTGGTCTAAAAGGTCTTTCAAAAGAATTAGTAAGTAAAAGATTTTTAATAGCATTTTTTATTGCTTGATCGTCTCTTAAAGGTACTATATCTTTTTTAACTGGATGTAGTGTAAGACTTAAATCTAAATCTCTATATTCTTTTTTCTTTGCAGAGATTATACTAGCTTTTCCACTAGAAGTAATTGATTTATCTGATACATAAGTAGCCATATAGTTATTTATATAAGTTAACCTGAACTTTCAGGAGTAGTTGTTAAAACAGATCCTAATCCAGCATTTTCATTAGCTACAACTGTAATACCACTAAATTCAGATAGATCAATTGTCTTTGGAAATCCTAATAATGTTAAGAAATCACAGAATGTAAATGTTAAGAATTCTATTATATCCTTTAATCCCGGTATATCTTTGATTGCATCTGTTATCTTTGATAGCACTTCTTTTACTAAATAACTCCAATAGTCTTGTGCAAAAACTAATAGTTTATCAATTAATCTATCAAAAGTAAATTCAGTTATTTCTACATTATCGTCAAATTCTCCACCAAGTATTTCTTCTATTGTATATGGTCCAACCTGTATAGATTTTAAATCATCTATTTTTTCATTCATATCTTTCTTTGCATCATCTTTAATTTCTTGGACAGCTTCTTTAACAAGGTCTCTTGGATCTTCGGGTAATGTAAAACTTAATTGCAAATCTTCTAATCCACTAATAATATTACCTTGTAAATAATCTTTTATTTTATCTTCAATAAAGTCGTTTATTTTTTTACCTCTTAAATCTGCACTATCAAATTTATCTTTAAAGCTTTGATATTCAGATGGTAGCAAATCATACATACTATCAACATCTATTTGTCCAAGTATTTCTGCTCGATATGGTCTGTCTATAGCAAATTTGATTGCATCGACTTCTACACCTAATATAGTAACATTAACTTCTATTGTTGTAAGCTCAGCAATAATTTCTAACATCTTAGCCTGAACATAAGTACTATATTCATTGACTAATCTAGTAATCATTATTTCATATTCTTTTTCAGGTATTTCTAATCTTTTGAATTTAGGGTCATAAGGACTTAAGACCGTATCTCTAATTTTTTGTACAATATCTTTTAATTTTTGAGCTTCTTCTTGTAGTTCTTCTATTTCAGAAATGGCAGCTCTTTCTGCTTGTGTAATAATATTTCCAAAAAGATTTGAAAGATTTGCAGGTGTAGGCAATTGAGTATCGGGACACTCCATTGGTGGAACAGTTGTAGTTATAGACATTATAATATTCTTACTTTACCAGCATTACTGCCAGATAATTCAATAACACCTGTATTATTGTTTACAGTAATTTGTGCACCTGATGTAAATAGATGTCTTTTTATATTAGGTCCTGCTCTCTTTGGTTTTTCACTACCATTTATAACACCCATAATAATAGGGTCTTGTGCACTTGGGCCATCTCTAAAAAATCCAACAACCCATGAACCAACTTCTAAGCTATGGTTCTGAATACTATTTTTATTTCCATCACCATCAATTTCTGTTAAACCAGCTGATGTACATGGCATCATAACTGTTGCCCATGGTAGTTCATCGGCTCGATGTACTGAATTGAACGAATCGTCGTAATAACCATGAGGAAATACTTTTACTCTATTAGTACCATCATCATGTACCTTTAATACTTCACCTGTAAACCAACTAAATTGGCCACCTTTAAAATTATCTGCTCTTCTATCCATTTTGTTACCCTAAAATAATGGTCCCCTTGGTCCTGTTGTTTTCTTCTTTGCCTCTTTTGTATGTTCAGGTTTTGTAAAGAATTCGATAGGTTCATCTTGATTATCTACAAAAGAATCTTTTTTACATACTAAACGTGTTGCAAAACCTGAATCAATAAATGTATGTACTAGGGATGTTATTAAATAATTCCCTGTTGCTGCATGATCTATTGGTCCATTATCTTCACCCTGTGGTAAATCTTGATCTTCAAATGGATTAGATAATATTCTTACCTTTATAGCTTTACCTACTTCAATATCAAAATCACCTCCAATCACAATCTCTTGGCTATGACTATCTAGTCCATGCATATATTGTTCTCTTTGTTGTATATTATCATCAATAATAGAATGATAATTTCCAGTTGGTAATTCAAATCCATCATCAACATCAAATGCACCACTATTTAAATTAATATAAAAATTTCTTCCAGACAATTCTTTATCTTCTTTAAATTTTTCTGGAAATGGTTTTTCTTTATTTAATAAATTTTTACTATTAAATTCATGTGGTTTGGAATCAGTGCCTTTATAACTTTTTTTATAAATATCTACTGAATATTTTTTACTACCAATAACACCATTTGATAAATTAGTAAATCCAGAAAAGTTTAGTGATGAATTTATCTTATTGATTCTAAATTTTTCAGCATCAAATAATTCTTTTTCTGTGACAGCTAATTTATCTTTTTTATCATATAATAAAGTATTGTTAGCATTTGTGTATTCTCTTTCTTCATTATGAAAATCA